AGATAATTTTAGAAGCTGACACAGCTCATCGTCTACTAAAATTCCTGTAGCTACACCCAACACATTATTTTGAACTGCTCCGCCGATACCAACTTTACAAATGTCACTGTTGGAATTGGGCAGAACTGGTGCGTTTGCCGTTGGTGGTGTATTATTTACTACAGTGCTGGACACGGTATTGGTTTCAGCGTAATAATTTTTTGTGCCACCAATAACGAATACAAGAGTTAGTATAAGACAACTTATTAAATAGAGAAACCAATTTCCCATTAATCTACCTTACTCATAGACCTAATAAATTCGACACCCTCTATTGTTTCTATTTGTGCTTCTACTTTAGCACAAGATACTCTTGCTGTATCAGATTGCATATTGCGTTCTATAATTCTTTTCTTTTCAAGGCAGTCTTTAACACCATCAGTGACAGTGTGTTCAATCATAGTTCCACCTGAAAATAAAATTAAAGCTATAATTACTTTAGTTACCATTTGCTCTTACCTTATCTTTTAATTTTTCTATATCTCCTAATGCTTTTTCCATATCAGCTTGTAATCTCATAATGTTTACTTTGTTATGTGCCATGTTTTCTAAATCCTCTGACATACCTTCTACTTGTTCTGATACAAATTCTAATAGCATAAACTGTTCTTGGTCTATAGGTGTTTGGTCAGCACCCTTAACTAAATCTTCTTCAAATAATGTTTGTCTTGTTTCAATATTATTTAATCGTTCAATGACTCCAAAGTATGCCCACACACCTATTGCTGTAGCTGCAAGAATACTTATTAAGTTTCTCATAGGCATAGAGATACTTGTTTGATCTGATATTTTCATTTAACATCTCCATCTCTTTCTAGCTTGTCTTAATCTTGAATTTGGATCTTTTGCTGCTTTTGGAAATTTTTTCATTTGTCCTGCACTTCTAGCGCAGAAAGATTTACGGCGTTTTGCAGCTTTACTGCCTTTTTTTACTTTACCTGTTACTGCTGTTTTTAATTTAGAACCAGGGTTGTCTCTTCTATATTTAGCGACTCCTGCTTTAGTCATTCCCGCTCCACTTTTGGTAGAGCGGAAATACTTTTTAGTTTTTGGTGGTTGCCTATCTCTAGCCATTACCCATCAAAGAAAATTGAGACACTGTCATAACCAGCGCCTATGTCAATATATGCACCGTCTTTAAAACGTATTCCCTCGTCTGGAATATATGGATCTACTTGACCTGCTGCTGCGGGAGTATCAATCTCTAATAATTTGGTACCACTTTGTGAACCGTTTCTAATTATTAAAGCTCCTGCTGTAGAGCTACTGACTCCATGAAGTCCTCGAACTCGGGTACCTCCTGCAAATACTATACCTGCAGTACCTGAAGTAGCAGTAAAACCAGCAGATGTATTAGTTGCTACTGCACCATTTGTCGAAATCTGTGTAACTGTCAAAAATTTTTGAGTAGAAGTCACAGTATTATTATTTGGTCCAGCAATAGTCTGACTAGCAGCAGAACCACTAGCATCAGTGCCTGTTATAGTAAAGTTTACTCCTGATATGTTACCTGTAGATGTAAGAGTAACAGTTGTATCCATATTAGAACCATCACTTACAGATGATCCAGTCAACGTCATATTTCCGGCACCTCCTAATGTTTGAGCTATTGCAATCGCAGTTGTGCTTGCAGATACAGCTTTAAACAATTTACTATTAATTGGTGTTACGGACATAATTTACTCCTATTCGTAGCTTACGTTTCTGTCTTGAGCACCCATCATGTAATCAAGAGTTGTTACTTTAGTGCCTGTAGCGTCACCTGACAAACTCATAGCCATCATTTTCATATTAGCTGTTGGAATGTTTGTTTGTGAAGCACCCACTTCTTGTCTGTTAATATAAAATCTAACAGTATCAGTGGATGTGCCTTTAGTTGCTTTAAAACCTAAAGTTATATAGGTGTCATCAGCTAATGTCGCTTTTGTTGTATCACTAAATGTTACAGTGGTTGGTGTACCACTTGCTTCAGTAACACCAGAGATAACTGCACTTCCATCAGCTAATAGAAATCCTATAATGTTTGCTGATGCTAAAGCTGCTTCAGGGTTTGTTGTAAATGTTTCTGTTAAACCGACCAATAAATCCATTTGATCTGCGTCAGATACTTTTACTCTTGTTTCATACCACAATGATTTACCTGCAGTTGATGGTAAAGCAAAATATTCTTGTTTACCTTGAATAGAAGCACCATCATTTTCTGTTGTGCCTGCAGAAGTTAATGTTACTTCACCAGCAGTTGAGTCCGCTACGATAGCGACTGCAGCTCCTGAGTCTTTGACGATTGTCCATCTAAGGGTTTCGTCTACTGCTCCATGATCGTAATCATCGAACTGAATGAATTGATCATTCCATCTAGCCGTATTTAAATTTTCAAAAGACGAACGTGCTGATGAAAATAATATAGGGCCTTTAAAGTGTGTTCCAGCCATAATAAACCTCCTTGGTTGTATAGACCTTAACCATACAGTCTCTATACCGTCTGCTAGCTCAGTGGTGTATGGTCGTTATGCTAGACCTTCAATATGGCATAAAAAAAGGGCGCAGTCAAAGACATACGCCCTTTTAAAGATTAGGTTTTAGTTATGCTTACGCACCCGGTGAACCGAATACACATCTAGGATCAGAGAAACCAAATGAATATCTCTCTCTAGCTTTGTATCTTACGTTTCCTGTGTCGAAATCACCTTCCATTGAAGTTCTAATTGGACTTCTTTGGAATAATTTGAATCCGTTAGGAATGTCGGTTTTAATGAAGAATGCATCTGGGTCAGTTAAGTAGTTGTTTACTGTGTATCCCTCAGGAATCATACCCATGTTTCTTGTTGCGTTTACATCATTGTCAGCAGTGCCTGGTCTGAAAGCAGACTCAGTTAATCTGTCAGCAACGAATTGTAACTCAGAAGGAACAATAAGTTTTCTACCTTGAGTAGAGATTAGTAAACCTCTCTCGTCTACAAATGCAGCAATATCAATTAGAGATTGCTCTAATGATGCTTCATTAAGATCAGCCGCTGTAGCAAGTTCATTTCTCAATGTGCCTGCAACAAGTGGGTGTGAATCAGAAAGAAGAGCAACACCGTCACCACCAGGGAAACTGTCATCAAAACCATTGTTTAAGATGTTTGCAGCTTTTACCTGTTTTGTGTTTGCCATGGAACGTGCAAGTGCTCTTGTATATCTTGCTGAGATTCTGTCATAAAGATTATCTTCAACAGCTTCCTCAGTGATTGCAAAACCAAGTGCAATTGTTTCATGTGTGTAACGTGCTGTGAAAGTTTCTGTTGCATTGTCATAGACAATTGATCCACCTTCACTCTTCGTTCTTGCATTACCAAATCCTGATAACATTACTTCTTCTTCGAATGCACGATCTGAAGTTTCTGTCTCAAAGATTTCTGCGTGTTGAGCGTCGTAGCGCCCATACTCCAAGCCGAACAGGGCGTTCAAACCTGGCTCTAACTCTTTAACGAGTTGACTTCTAGAAATAGCCATAATTTAACCTCCTATATGCCTGTAGTATCTCTATACTGATGTTTGTTAATTCTAACAAGAATGTTAGCGTTAGCAGCAGTATAGTCACTATTGTCTACATCAGTTGATAATGCGACAACAGCGAAATTAGATGCACTGCTAGTTGCAAATGTACCACCATCAACCACAACGTTAGAAATACCTGATGTAGTATCTCCTGCGCTATATGTTGCGATGTTACATGTTGAACCAACCTGTGCTACTCCAGCATTTGCGTCATCTACTTTGACTTCAAATACCACATCTGGATCCGTGATTACGTTTGCTACGATATCACTTGCTACGATGGCGCCTGGATAATGATTTGAAAAAGTTGGTTTAGACGTTGTAGGGTCTGTATAAAAGCAACCGTTAAAAATACCAATTAGTTCAGCACCAGCAGAGGATCCACGAGAAATCGATCCGTTTGCATTTAATACAACTGGATCACCTTGAAAGATTGAATTTGTCTCGTTACTTGCAATTGTCAGCTCTTGTTGGCCTTGACCATTATAAGCTGCACCTAGCATTTGAACAGGACGAAATCCAAAGTTTCCTTGTTGATTTGCCATAGTTCATCTCCTTTATAATTAAGTATCTTGAGATGGTTTTTTATTACCGCCACCAAAAGATACACGACTTTGCCTATCTGCGTTCATAGGCATACTTGGATGTTGTTCTCTCAAAGGATCTGTTTCCCAAGCTTCTGTCTGTTGATCAGTTAATCGCTTGTAATGAGCATTACGCTCATCAACAGTTTCTTGAGGTATTCTTGCCAATAGCAAGTCACCCACGCTGATGACACCCTCATAAGCTTTGATGCTTCCGTTATATGCAGAGTAAAGACCTTTATTATGTTCGTCAGCTCTCACTAACTCCCAGCCTTCTCTGAGTCTTGCATTGATGTTTTTAGTATCATCCATGCCGTTGACTCGATGTCGAAGCCATCTTTGCCTATATCCATCAGGACATGGTGGTGCGTCTAGTTGAGACGGTGGCTTCCAAGGTTTTCTACGTTCCTCTTTAGCCCTTGTTTGTGCACTTCTTGGTGTTTTATTATCTGTCATTTTGTACCTCCTTAAACGTACTTAGCATACTCGGCTAAGGGAACCCCTAGCTTTTTTGCTATTTTTACTTGACTAGCGGTCAACTTAACAGACTTGCGCCCCGGTGTTGCAGACCTTGTAGCAGAAGCAACGGGTTGGGCGATTGTGTTACCTCTGATCGTCTGATCCGAGCCTTCAAAAGACTCTGGAAACTTGTTTTTAACTCTATTAGTCAATTCATCATAATAGTCATCTGACTCTGTGTCAAATCCTTCTGCTACTAAACCTCTATGTATTCTTTGAGCATAATCTGTCATTTCAGCATCAGATCTAAACCAAGTATTCTTTTCTGCCCAAGCTAATGCTTTTTGAGATGGTTGTGGTCTTGGTTCATTCTGAACTTGTTGTTGAACATTTTCATATTCTTTTGAAAACTGTTCATACTCTTGTTCTTTTTTAGATTTAGTAACTCTTATTCTTTCTGCTTCAAGATCAAGTTTAGTTAAAGCTTGTCGAGCTTCTTCTTCTTTTTGATAATCACCTGACTCTCTTGCAGCAATAAGATTTTGACGAGCAAGATCAGATGCCATTTTATTTCTAACTTCACTCTCTGACATATAGCCTTTGTCAATGTCAAAAGTTTTCTTTTTGGCATCCTGTAATTCTTTTTGCACATTTTGTGCAAATGTCAGTGCGGCATCTTTTTCTCTTTCTGCCTCTCTAATCTTCCAAGTCAGCTTATCTATTCTTTTTTTGACTTTGTCAGAATATTGATCCATTTCCTCCGATTGTTCGGCAACCTCAGGATTTAAAGGATCTTTTTCTTCAGTTTTTACTTCTTCGTATTTTTCTGGTGCTACTGCGCCATGAGACTTATCTTCTAATTCGACTTCTGCGCCATCTCCTGATGTATCAAGATCAACTAGCTTTTCGTCTTTTGCAGTGTTAAGTTCTGTTTGCATGGTACCTCCATGTTAAAGTATTGTTAATATGTCCTCTGGATTATCTACTGTGCCGAGTATTTCATCGTCATTCAATAATCTTACCTCTCCTCCATCTATCCTGATCCTTGAACCAGCGTATCTGCCAAACACAACCCAATCACCTTGTTTGCACCAAGGTCCATTAGGAAACTTTTCCTTATCTTTATATGCATCATCACCTACGGCTAATACCATGGCAACAGATGCAGTTAATTGTGAATCCTCAATAGTCTTATCAGTGAGTATAATACCACCTTTTGATTTATCTTTTGCTTTGAAAGGTAAAACTAAAATTCTCCATCCAACAGGTTTTGGAAGTTTATCTAATTCAGTTTTTTTCTTATCAATCCCCTTAGAAGGATTGTCTAATTTTGATTTTACGTGATCTGGCACGTACAATGTTTTAGTCATCAATTTTCTCCTCTTGTTCCAGCAGGCGAGAAAGCTCCTGTTGGCATGCCTCTAGCATGTGTATCTTCCCTAAAATATACTTGTAATCTTCAATTTTATCAACCCCTACAATAAGATTTTCTAAGAGGTTTTCTTTTAAGCTTTTAAGTTCTTTTTGATAATTGTGTAATACAAATACGCTCATTTAAGACAATTCAGTCCTGGAACTGCTTTCTCAAAAAATTTATAGCTATCATTTTTACTAGCGTACCATGTTTGTTCTTGACTTCCATTAATACCTAAACCACCTGCCATTACTGCTGGTAATGTCATCTTTACTGCTTCTGCAACAGACGCTAAATTATAATCATCACCAAACATCACACCATCTGGTTTTAGTTTTGACCACCAGTTTTGTATATCGTCTATAACTGGCTCATATTCATGAGCACCATCTACCATAATATAATCGACGCTTGCTTCTTCAAACTGTTCCAATATTTTAGTATCATCTGATCTACCTTGACAAACATGCACCATATTTCTTCCAATAAAATATTTTAGATTGTCTCTAAACATACTTGAAAAATCTTGTGGTAAATTTAAGTTTGCATGTTCAGATGATCCTGCAAAAGTATCAACACAATATATTTTCACATTCTCTTTATTTGCGTTGACTAAACTCGTAGCTAAGTAATGTGTTGATCTACCTAAGAAAGATCCTATTTCAACTATCTTTCCATCCTCAGGTATCTGATCAACAATCATATCGTAAGTTTCTGAGTAGTTGAACCACCCAGGTATTTTGAAATAACTGTGTTTCATAGTTAAGTTCCTTTTTTATTTGTCTTAACTATTTGTATCTTATTGGAATTTATTTTCAAGCCTTGTGGAACTGGTCCTCTTTTCGGAGGCACTGTTGTTGTAAGTCTCTTTTGCTTCTTCATGTTCACATTTACCACATTCACATACGCAGTATGAACCACAGTGGCACATACAACCGCAAGTAATGCATTTCTCCATCATTGACTCGCATTTCAAACATAAGGTATCACAACCCTCACACATTATTTCTTTTTAGTGATTAAACCCATAGCACCTTTTGCCCCCTTTATACCAAAGCTGGCCGAGCAGGCAATGTATAAGAGATGCTTATAATAATCAGGAAGTGAGTGTAAGGCTTCAAACCCTGCTTTGATATGTGGTGTCCATCCGGGTATGAAGACTAGCACCGCTGGAATTAACAGGGCTAGTAAAATTACCTCGTCTTTCCAGCTCCCCTTCATTTGGTCGACAGCACTGGCTTCCCACGAAATTTTTCCTGCAATTTGTTGCTCTTTAAGTGACTTTTGTGCTTTTATTTCTGTTAAGGCTAAGTCCGCTTTCGCTTTTTTTGTTTCAACGAAGCCTTTTACCGTATCTCCCAACAAAGATGTTATGGGTCCTACTAATAAATTAAACATTTTCACCTCTATTCTGTTGATTTTGACGTTGTAATGCTACATCTGCACGTAAATTAGCTAAATCGTAGTCTTTTTTTAGCTTTTGTGAGTCTAAAACTTGTTTGTAATCAAATTGATTCTCTTTTAATGCTTGATTTTCACCTTTTAACTGCGCATCCATCTCCATTTCAGCTTGTCTTAGTGCTAATTCTTGTTGTTTTAATAAAACAAGTGGGTCCATGTTTTGATCTTGAAGTGCTTCTTGCTCTTCGCCAACCATTTGTTCAGTTATTTTTACAATTTCATTGTCAATTGCCTCAGCTCTTTGCATTTGTAAAGCTTGTAATGCTTCTGGCGGTATTTGTTCACCAAATTGTTGACGTAATTTCTCTGCTTCTTCAACCATGGCTTGATCAACAATTTGTGTAGCTAATAAAGATACATGTTGATTAATATGAGAAACTAAATTCATAATAGCCATTGGGTTTGCTTTCACTAAAGCTGATGACATAAAAGTTCTATGTGCTTTTATGTGCAACTCATGGTTTTGATCTGGAAATGCTTGAAGTTGTGCACCACGTAAAACAACACTATGTTCCATTGCAGGGTCTTGTGGTTGTGGTCCTTGCGGTATTGGTAAGATTTGTTCAACATCTTTTACACCTAAAGCTATGTACATTCTTCTATATGCTTCATACAAATTGTGCATTTGCGGATTTGTTTGTGCAAGTTGTAGTTGATTTTGTGCCAACGTAACACGTTGAGACATTGAAAAAATATTTGGATCGGATACAGGTAAGATATCAATATTATCATCAAAATCTTGTATCTTAATTTCTCTAGGTCCACCTGTAACATTATAAGGATACATAGGTGGTAGAACTAATTTGAAAATTTTAGCTAGTAATTCAAATTCTTTTTTCTGTGCATAATGTAATCTTTTATGTACAGCAGACATGACTTTAGTACCACGTTCCATAAGGGCCATAGTTGTACCTACAGGTGTTTGTGAACTACCTATTTCTGACAACTGCATATCGGCAACAGTTGCAAACTGTTTTGCTGCGTCTACACAAAAACCTAAAAGTTGCATTAGAACTTGATCTGGACCTTTGTAAGGTAAAGGCATCAATGCTTCACGTATTATTCCATTAGGTGCATCAACATCTCTAAACTCACCAGGTTGTAATGGTTGATCATCATCACGAATACGTAAACCACGTGACTTAAAACCAGCAGGTAAGTTAGATAAGGTTCCTGCATCAAGTAATTGTCTTAGAGCAGTAGTGGCAGTTCTTGTCAAACCACCAATCATGTGTATTAGACCAAAACCATAAAAACCTAAACCAGGTAAAAACTTATAATGAACAAAGTATTCATTTTTTCTTTTTAGAGCATCACGCTCGTTGTAGTTTCGATAGATTGATAGAACTTGATTTGATGTTCTTTCAATAGTTACAACGTAAGGTAATTTAATTCCGCTAGGCTCACCATTTCTAGGATTAATATCTTCAAAACCTTCAAGATCTAAATCGACATGCATCTCATAAAGTTCTGCCATATCATCCATTCTGTAATCATTTGGATTGGTGCCATCTATTTGATCTTTTTTATCTTGTATATCACTAGCTTCGTCATCATCGTAAGCTTGTATTTCAATATCTCGATAAAATCCTGAAACTTGTTTTTTTCTTAAATCATTCATTGACATCTTGACAATCTGCGTAATACGTTCGCAAGTGTCTAAATCAGATGCACCGTAAGGCACAATCATATCTTCTGCAGGAATAAATTTTGATGTCGCTCTTTGTAAGACTTCATCGTAATAAACTTTTTTAAATGCACTACCTGACAAAGGTAATTGAAATAACAGTTGATCCATCTCTGGATTGTAATCTTCCATGACATGAGTAATCTCATAATTCATGTAATCTTTTACACGTTCTGCTGCTTGTTGTAGTTGTGTTGTGTTTGCACCTACTACTTGTGTTCTTACAGGACCATCACTAGGTAATAGTTCCACATAAGCCATCGCTTGAAACTGTGTGACCGCTTGAGCTAATACAGGATGACTAACGCTTGCAGCACCACGAAACGGACGAGTGCGTTCTTCATATTTAAATCCAAGTAAGTCTAAACCTTTAGTGTAAGCTTGTTCCCACTCTTCACGAGAGGATTTATCACTCTCTACTCTTTCAACAAGTTGATTAGAAAGATCTTGTAAAATTGCATCGTCTACAATTTCAGCTAAGTTAGAATTAAAACCTGAAGCAACAGGCACTTCTACTTCACCGACGATTGCAGAACCATCTTCAATAATTTCTACACTGTCTTCGATTTGATCAGGTGATAGATTTACATCAACCTGTGTTCCTACTTCTTCAATATCTAATTTATCGTCACCCCCTGCACCTAATGCTTTTGCATCATCGATGTCGGTTGGATTACGTGATGAGCTGTTAAATTTATCTACCATATTCGCCGTATATATCTGTAATTGAAACTAAACTATCTTTATCAATACTTCCACCAGATTTTTTCTTAAACAAGTACATTGGTTCTTCAAGCTTTGAAGGATCAAATGATATCGTATACATATCTATTTCACTAGGATTATATTCGATAATTTTAATCATAGCGACGTCTACATTTTCTCCTTCTTTAAGGGGTATTAAACGATAACCGGCTGAAGTGGTTGGTCCCTCTACAACGTAATAATCCATGAACTGACCTGGTGATATTTCTCTAGTCAAAACTATCTCCCCAGCTTCAGCATTACTTGCTATTCTTGCAATTTCTTCATCTAGAAACTTATCTCTATCAACATTTGACAATCCCCTTCTAGGTTCTATTTGTTTAAGTGTTTCAAATTCACCATCTGGGTTTTTGTTTAAAAATGTTAAACCTTTACCGCTTTTACTTGGATCTACAATTTTTTCTATCTCTAATGTGCCACCATATTTTTTTGCAATGTTTTTTAGCTGTTGAACACCAACCTTATCATATAAGTTTTCAAATTTCTTTTTAGCTTCCTCACTAGACTTACCCCAACGAGGATTAGCACCTACGTTAGCAGGCATGATTGCTACTTTGTTAATGCCTTTACCTTTTGCTGCTTTTATTGTTGATTTAATCAAAAGATCTACATAGTCCGCTTGTTTGTTAAAAGGTATAGGTGGAAAAGATTGAACTTGTTTTAGATTATAACTCGTGGGTAAATATTCATCGGTGTTAGCAATTCTGTTTAACTCATTACGATCGGCGGTGGATGGAACTTTAAAATCTCTTAAACTTTCTTCATAGTTTGCAGATCGATTCATTGAAGATAAATCCTCAAAGATTTTATTTTGTTGTTGCGCTAAATCAAACACCATAGTCTTATAAGCAGGATCATTATACTGCTCTACATTAGCCATGATTAATTTATTAATTTGTTCTTGAATAGAATTTAAATTAGCAGTTCGCTCCGGTATTAAATCTTTTGCTACAACATTGGGAAAAGGCTGAATTAAGTTATCTGTCTCTAACGCTTCTAATTTAGCTGGAGGATATTTCTGATCAAACAATCTTAATTCATTTTTATAATAATCAGGGTTCAAACCACGTTCAGTTTGATCAACAAGTTTAGCACGTTCTCTTTTTAAGGCGTTTATCATTGCAAACAATCGCTCTTGTTCTTTACGAACCTCAGTCAACATATCTGTTTGCATTTCTTGTATGACGGCTACTGTTTCATTGTTACTATTTTTGTATGTTCCGACACGTGTAAAACCTAAAACGTTAGGTTCTTCAAAGTGACTTGAATTAACAAACGCTCTTTCTTGACCTGGTAAGGAGGGTACATTTACAACGACTTCAAAATAATCATCTGCTTGTTCATCAATATTAGCGTTACCTGCACCCTTATGTTTTTGTCTACCTTGATCTGCATTAAAATCTAAAAAATCTCTTGTATTTTCTCCTTGAGGTATGTCGTCTAATTCTACTGTACGTCGAGTGTTTTTAACCCTTACCTCTAAATTACCTAAGGGGGACGTGTCATAGAGATCTTCTAATTCTTGTTTTGTAATTTTTTTATTAGGATAAAATTTTTCTGTGTCTTCTAAGTATTGCAAGATTCCGGTATCTAACATTTCTGCTTCAGGAACTTTTTTACCTTTAATTAAAAACTCTCGCCATCCCTGTGGTGTCGAAGCTTTTGGTGCATTAGGTAGATTTAATTGATCTAGTAAATATGATTTGAAAAAGAAGTCAGGTCTACCTGCAGGCATGGGTTGTAGTTCTTGTGATCCGGGCACTCCTTGAGGCATTGGATCTCTTGCTTGTTCTACTTGTTTAATATTTGATGGTGTTGCCATCACTTTTGGTTTTTTAAAAACTTTAAATAAATTTAATAAGTTAACCGCTTGTAAGTTACCAGAGTCCACGGCTTCTTGAAAATAGTCTTCTCCTTCAAAGGCTGGATCAGGTGAGAACTGTTGTTGATTAAGATTGGTCAACGGATCACCGCCTATGGCCATACGAACTGGACCGCCATCTTTTAAACTTCTTATGTACCCACCTTCATTTTTAAATACATCGACGGGTATATTATTTTCAACAGCATAATTTAATTCATCAAGTAATTTTTTCTTAAACAACTCTACTCTTACCTCGTTAGGTATAGCTTTCATATCTGGAACTCCAAAATATTCAAAATCTTTCTTACCACCCTTACCGATTCTTACAGGCACAATAGTTCGAATACCTCGATCTTTGTAAATTTTATCTATAGCATTATCTATTGCAGTTAAAAATTTATCTTGTTTTTTACCTACAAAATCATCAAGATTTATGTTGGCTCCTCTTTGATTAAGTAAAGCAACAAACTCTTCTGTAATGAAATTTAATCTATCTCCTGTACCTTTACCTTTTTTTGATAAGGTAAAATCCATTTTTTTTGCTTTATTTTGTAAAACTTTATTTTGTCTGAGATCAGCTAATTTATTAATAACTGGATCAAATTTTACCTGCATATTGTTGTACACTTGAAATGATGGATTTAAAAATTGGGGTTCTGTAGCTGTGTTAAGTAATCTACCTATTTTTTTTAAACGACCTTTACCCTCAACTCTTGTGACAAACAGTGGTGTATCATGTGCTTTATCTACACCAACTAATTTATAATCAAGCATACCATTTTTATCTAATAAATATTTTCTGTACTCAGGTATATTTCCTAATTCTTCTAAAAAATCTCTTGCTTCTTTTTGCATTGCAAGTCTTGTTTCCTCCAAACCTATGAAACTTTGAAACTCACTTCTTAACAAATTTATATCATCTGGATCGTATTTAACTTGTTTAAAGAATTGTTCAGGTGTTAAGTTTTCAAAACCTGATGCGTCTTTGATGCCTCTGTATCTGTATTGTAAAAAATCCCTAAATAAATTTATTACATCATAATTTTTTTTTATACCTTGACTTTCCGCTAACTGTTTTATGTTTTGTAAGGTCGCTCTATCAAAGTCATTTAATTTATTTGATTTGACACCAAGAAATTCCAGTTTTTTTTTCATAGGTATTTTGTCATAAGTATTAAAAAAAACATCTTTAATCTGTGTTCCTCTTTCAGGTTCTTGAATTAATATGTCTAATAAGGGTTTAAACTTAGGATCATTTCTACGATCTCTTATAGAGTGTCGTGAACCTTTTAATAGTACACTCAATCTTCTGCCAAGAGCATTCTCACTGTCAAATACTATATCTTGATCTATCAAATCTTTTAATATTTTTATTAACTCAGGATCTGTTGCAGCACGTCTTGTTGCACCTGCTGTTTTTGATCTAATTGCGTATTGTTTCTCTTTGTAACCAGGTATTGCATTTAAAATACTTTTTGCTCTAGTTTTTAATCCGGTTTGTGCACCTCTATTTCTTTGTTCTACGATTAATAAATTATCAAACCCATACTTTTCAACTAACTCTTTGGAAGATAGACCCTCGTTCTCTGGTAAGTTTTGTTTTATGATATTAGCTAATTTATTTGCATTCGTAGCTACTAAATCTGTTTCTGCTTTTGTCGGTCTAAAGACATTTGTAATACCTAAATCTATACCCTCTTTTAATAGATTTGATAAAGATTGATTAGAAGCTGCTAATTCAGGTGCCTTTTTTTTAATTAAAGCGGCAGCCTCAACTATAGTGAATTCTTTTCCTGTTTTCTTTTTTTCTTCAGCAATTATTTCTTGAATTTTTTTTATATCGTCAGGTCTATCAATTAATTTTGTTTTTTTCTTAGGAACCTGAATATTGGAACCACCACCTGGTCGATCAGCAACGTCTAATGTAATTCGTGGAGTTCCCGGCATGCCTGGTGGTCCAGCGGCGGCATCTTGTATTAACGGAAGGGGTGAGCCACCAAAAATTCTTTTAGCTTCCTGCACGTCAGGATCAAATGCATATGTTTGATTATCTAAAATACTTTTAATGTCAGGCACTCCTGCTTCATCAAAATATTTCTTTTTTAATCTTTGTATTAATTTATAAGTTCCCTTAGCAGCCACTCCTCCTAATAAACCTATCCCTGCAAAATCTAAAATATCTAATGGCACCGTTAGTAAGGCATATCCCTCACCTGCCTCTAATGGCTCTCCTTTTCTCATTTTTCTAAATGCTTTAAATGTATCACCAAAAAGATAATCAGGTATTTGTGCTAATGCCTCTCCGGCTGTTAACGGAGTAAACCCTCGAGCTATCGCTTCTGCCCTTTGCTCACGATTCATATTTCCAAGTCTAAAACCTAATTCTTCTAAAATTTGTTTATTTTTTTCTCGCTTCTCTTTTGCTCTTGCTGCTGCTTCTTCAGCTACAATAAAATCATAAGTGTACTCACCGGCTGCCCCAATCATTTTTTTCTGTTGGGTAAAATCTTCTTGTTGTCTTTGCTCATAGACAGGTTGCATGGATTGATAGAAAGCACCTGGAACGATATCTTCTATCTCTTGTAATTTTTTTTGTGTTTCTCTGATGTCTTTCCCTTCAGAAATAAACTGTGGTACGGGGACCGTGGTCGGTGGTTCTTGATTTAAAGGTTGTATAGGAGCAATATCTCTTTCACCTGGTTTTGCTTCTAGTATCTCTTTTCCCAGTCTAATAGCATCTTTCACTGTATATGGGTTATCTTCAGCAAGAATATCAATACCTTGAGAAATTAAGTAATCTCTTCCTGTTTTATAAAATACTTTTTCTCCCTGTGAGGGAACACCACTGATTGCTTGTAAGGGATCACCTCCATTATCCATGTAGGCGGGGTCATTTAAGATTACATCATCAAAAGGATTGTAGGCCATTAATAATACTCCGTTTGTCCATGGTCCGTGGGCTCTGGCTCGTAGTCATCGTGCAACGATACAAAGTTCCCTTTACGAAACCTTAGTAATGCTTGGCTCATTGAGTCGACTAAGTCGTCGTGTTCACCATGTGGGAACATCGCACATTCTTCGATCATCTCTTCAGCCCAGCGTTCTTTTGGTACCCACACAGCTCCGCTTTCAAATACAGGAGCAACTGCGTGTACTCTGGACAACTTATCATTGCCTTTGCTAGGTGTAAAGTTGATAACGGGGATACCGATCTGACGTAATTCTTGTATTAAGGGTAAGCCCGACGCCTTTGCTTCAACGATCACGGACTCCGGTTCCCAGTATTTATACTGATCAATAGCAACTTTTTTTAATTCAGGGAACTCAAAACGATCTTTGACCAAATCTAATAAAATTATATTAGGTGTCACTTCATCAGGATAGAACACACCCCACGTTGTAATGGCACTATAGTCACCTGTTTCTTTTTTCGTATATGCTGTGTCATACGATTGTATGATATGAGAGAGCATGGGCATATCTTTTCTATCCCACTCGTTCCACCACTCACGTTTGATGATCGCCCCTTCTTCACCTGTGGGGTTCTGTTGCCATTGTGCTTGCCACTTTTGTTCCGATAATGATGCTTTAACTGCTTCGAGTTCTTCTAACTTCCAGTAGTTAGGCCAGACAGGTTTATTGCTGGGTAAGATTGCAGGAAACTCTATCACGTCCCATTGATCCGCTTTCACTTCACCCATGGCTCGAAGTAAATTGCCTGTTAAATCTTTTTCGCTCCAACGAGTCATGACACAAACAATACTACCACCAGGTTGTAAACGCTGACGAGGACCGGAAGTATACCACTCCCATGCATTGTCCATGGCTGTTTGGCTTAGAGCATCTTGTTCGGAATGAGGATCATCAATGATAAGAAGATCAGCGCCACGACCAGTAATAGCACCGCCCACACCTGCACCGAAATATTCCCCACCATAATTTGTTTCCCAACGACCCGCCGCTTTGGAATCTTGACTAAGTCTAACATCTGTAAATACCGCTTTATACTCCTCACTGTCCATGAGGTTTCTCACTTTACGACCAAAACGATAAGACAGTTCAGCCGTGTGTGTTGTTTGAATGATCTTGGTCTGTGGTTTGTGGCCCATGAGCCAAGCAGGAAAGAGATAGGACGCAAATTCTGATTTCGTATGACGAGGGGGCATGTTAACAATTAATCTTTTAATTTCACCCGATAGTACCTTTTCGAACTTCTCACCGATCCTGACATGGTGCTCACCTTCCACGAACCCTGGCCACACAGTTTTAACGAACGTTATAAAGGAGTCTCTTGCCTTACTTGCAAGTTCTAATTGTGTCTTTCGGAGTTCAAGTTTTATGAGTGCCTCTTGAGCCTCCTTTTGATCCATAGAGGATACGTCAAAATCTACTTTCATGTCAGAATTATTATCATAGATATTATCTGTGTAAATTACAACCGAAGTGCTCATAGTGTAAGTCCTTAGGAGGCAAAAAACCCCCCACCCCCACGGGCACGGGCACAATATCTTGTGGTCTAACCTTAAGGGACTCACTAGATATAGTTATCGGATCAAGTTTGATGGGCTGTAAAGATTGGAGATGCTGGGAACAGGTGAGGGCTGGAGATTATCCAGCCCTGCAAAAGATTAAAGATTATCGACTGATAATCCTTTTTCGTGAAGTTTTCTAATGACTTCCTTCCCCCACTGTTTCACTTCAGCATTATCAGTAGAAACAATAAGATGAAAAATTTCACCAGAAAGAAAGTTAGCGATACCACGATAGTCCACTTCCCTTCTATTGTTTAAGGCATTATCACGATCAAGTGTTTCCACTTCAGCCAAACGTTCTTGCAGATCTGCAAAAGGACGATTGATAATACCATTGTTATCGTTAGGCATGATTTTAAAATACACTAATCCTAACTTGTTGCAAGTATATAAGATCTTTTCTGTGGATAACTTTTTTACCCTTTGCTCGCACCCTTGATCACACACGGAACACCCAACACGCCGTCTGGACGGCGACAAAATTACCTAGTATAACCCCATGCCAAAGGGTAAGTGGCGAATGGAGAATGGAGAACGGCACGTGGGCGAACGCCCACGCACTAGAGATAAATGTTATTGAGTTTGCATTTGAAGAAGTGGGAAGTTCTCTGTAAGAATCTCGCTTTCTTCTTCTGAGTCAATGACAGGCTTCAACTCGACAGACCTAACAAGCTTAGTCTTGTATGACTTATATACGTCGGGTTGATCTTTTCTGAAAGACTCACTATCAAATCTTTCATACTCACGCACGATCACATTAAGTTTGTGATCAATACCTTTGAGGACTTTGTCTTCTTCCTCAACGAAAGACTTAACCAAATCTTTCTGTTCCTTCAACTTCGAACTGACGAAGTTGCTTAGAATTGTTAGCCTTGCTAACTTGTCTATTTCCTTCTTTTTGTTCATGTTGCCTCCTTTGGCTTTTGTATGGCGCTGTTTATACCCACAATGCTAAACTCATTGGGACGGGAACTATTTAAACATTCTTCCCGTACTGAAACTCGGTTAGTGTTTCTTTTCTTGCCTGTACCATACATATATTAAATATAGTAATGTCCTAACTAATTGCAAGTAATTATTTTAAATAAGTTGTGGATAACTTTTTTGAAAACACACACCACCTCCTGTGGTCAGGCACTGTAACCTGCCGGTAGCTCAGGCCACTACTAACGGTCCTAATAAAAGGCGAAAGGGGAAATGGAGAATGGAGACAGCGAGCCAGAACAGCAGGATCAGCGTCCAGCTCGCTAATACTTCACGAAAGACGGAACCAATGCCAAAGGGGAGTTTGGCGATGGAAAAGGATACAAAGATCCCGACCAGAACAATAATTCCAAAGTAAACTAGAAATGGGGGCAACTACTTTGCTGCCTGATCTTGATCAACTTGCACCTCTTTGAAATCAAATTCCTCAAGGCCCTCTGGCTTTTCTCTGTGTTTGTTGTGTTGTTTTAACCATTCTTTAGGTGATAAATGTGTGGTGCCTTCGTAGGTTGGTCTTCCCCCCGAATCATAACGACCATTGTAATAAATATTATATAGTTTCATTTTCTTTCTCTGCAATGATCTCACGACACACATCTTCGCACGCCCACCACGCCAGCAGGTTCCTGAACTGATCGTCAGATCCTACATCACAGCCGCCATTAAATGTTGCAACGTAATGGAGGCAGCTCTGGTGTTCATCACAATCCTGAGCCGAATCATACAGCCTGTCCCAAATCTCTTCTTTATATTTTTCATAGAAGGCGCAACTGTCTGCGTAGTATATCAACTCTGACACGATGCCCGACTGGCATCCTTCCAGGACTACGTCTGCGATCTGACCTTCTTCCAGGTTGTTAGTGACCCACTCCTTGATGGAGCTTTCTTTGAACTCAACGGCCATATGGCTTCTCCTTCCAGCTCACGAACCAGGGCACACGGACCCAACCGTGTTTGGTCAACAGCTTATAGATAATGTGAATATAATTGTACTTTTTGTCCTCTCCTGTTCTTACTTTAAAATATTTCATGTTCCTTCTCCTTTGTGTAAGGGAAATGTCAATCCTGATCGGACTCGTTATCATTTCCCCTTTATTACCCAGCTGATTAAAGAGCCCTGGGGTTATAACCTTACAGCTCTATAATATATATAGTCCTAATATGTTGGGATGTCAAGAGCTAATGTAATCTTTTTTCCTCACGGCTGTCAGCAGGTAATGTCAGGATGGGCTGGATTCAACTAATACTCATACTAAGTGGTGCTTGGGTAATGGGGAATGGGCAATGGAACTTAGGTGGTGAGCCGAGGACTTCGACTCACCGATTTGTTTCGTTTGGCTAACTAAACAAAGAAGGAATATTTATTCATTAGCAGAATCCTGCACTGCTGTCAACTCACCTGAGCTGGAGATCCGCAACCATCTGCCTGGGTTACCGGTCTGGCTGGCCTCACAGTAATGGACGATGGAGAGAGGTTTGTGGGAATGGAAACTAATGGAGCTTAATACTTGTCCTGCTGTCAGGAGTCCAGACACCCAGAATGTGCATCAGGAGATCCCAGCTCTGGGACCTGGATCCGGGTGTAATGGAACAAAGGACGGGTTTATCATCAATGGACAACGGATCACGGACAATGGAGCCTGAGAATAATTTAAGGGTCTTCGAAAGAGGGTCCTTCGCAAGTACAAATACAGGGCAACCTTCAGAATAATGCCTATGAATCCACGCAATTTGATGTGCAGAGAAGTTAAGTTTATTATTCTTTATTATTTTAAGTTCAACCCAAAAAGGTCTTTTGTAAAATCCAAAGAGATCAGGAATACCCAATCCTGATGTAGCTTCAATTCTTGTCCAAATTACTGATTTTGTGTTATTTTTTAGTTGTTTCCAGAGATTCTTCTCGTCTGCCATGTTGAACGATCCAGCACCTTTCTTCTTCTAAATCAACCATCAATAACTCAACCCTTAATTTCTTTTGTAATTTAGTTAACACTCGGTTAATTGTTTTCCCTTTTTTCTTTCCCTTTGCATATTTCAATGACGTTTTCACGTCATACAAATGGATCTTTCCACGCTTATCAATAGCAACAAGATCAACACAGCCTGTGTCATGAATCGTCTTGAATACCAGATTCCCCTTCTTCAGCAAGTAAGTCATCGCCAGACTCTCCGATAGATTCCCCTTCAGATGTGTCATGGTCAATAACTTCATACTCTCCTTGAATGGATAATTTTTTTCGAAGTTCAATTAACTTATCCTCAACCTCTCCTACGGACATAGAATCAATCGTGCCATGCATGACCTCTTTTCTGTCAACGTATAGTCCAGCCGCCATGCCTCGATACTTCTCAGCAGCAATAGCTCCAGTATAGTTACCGGCTTTCTCCGCAGAATCTCGTAGTTCTGCTAGCTTTTGGATGTGTGATTTATAGGAAATGGAATATCTCCTGTTTAATTCAGCCCTTCTTCGTTCTAATTCTGCAACCACATGCGGATAGTATTTAGGATTTTGTAGTTGACTTGCAATGACTGTAGCACCAGATTCAGCGAACCCAGCGTCCAAAGCGCATTGTCTAGCACTCTGAATTGTGCCCTTTTCAATGAAAATATTAACAAATTTCATCTGTTTTGGGGTTAATTCGAGTGTTTTTACTTCTTTTTTAGACATGGTTTTTTACTCCATTGTGCAGTTTACTGTCAAAAAAGCTATATTTTTCAACAAACTGTGTAATTCTGTAAACCAGGTCACACCACCCGTATGACAACTTATTTACAGAGGAAACCCTTGATATATATATATATTTACTACTTTGTAAATATGTAAACCAATTTTTGACTTTTCGGCCGATTTTAGATTTAATTTCTGTAGAATAATATATATTGGAGGAATGAGATTGGTCCGTGTTTCGTGGTTCGACACTATTGAACATCCTACAGGTTGGTATGAAGCCGATGATATTAAAGATCTTGAAGATGCACCCTTGGTTCATAGTTATGGCCTCATCCTTAAAGAAAACGATAAAACAATCACATTAATCGCAGATCTAATACCGTCAGATAATACTTTTGGTCGGGGGACCACGATCCCTAAAGGAATGATCAAAGATATCAAAGACATCTCAGTTATAGACTAGCAACTCCACCCATGGACATTTGTCTTATACCTTTAGCAATTCGATATGCATTTTCTCTAGTCATTCCAGGTTTCATAATCTCTCGATCATAAATCCTTCTCTCTCTAGGTGGTAAGGCCATTAATAACATATTAAAATTTTGTCCTGACTGCATAAAATTATTAAATGCACCTAAACCTTTATCAATATTTTGCATTAATGGTTCGGGGACCATGGACGGTAAGGTATTCGTAACAAAATTTTGGACGCCCGATCCTACAGACTTAGCTAAGTTTATAAGTGGTGATCCTTTTTCTGCTAAACCTTGTGCTATTTGACCAGCACCGTAATTAATATCAGACATTATTTCTTTAAATGTAGGACCAAATTGTCTAGCTCTTGCCGCTTGTGCTTCAGCAATAGTTGGACCACCTGGGACTGTGCTTTGAAGTAGTGTTCCACCAGTTCCTTCGACAGGCTTAAACATTGTTAACCTATCAAGTAGATTGTAATTTTCTTGCTGAAGTCTTCTTTGAGCTCGATCATAAGTTACGTCTTTTCTATTATCAAAAAATTTTGCCTTTGCTTTCATAACAGGATCAGTATATGAAACCGCTCTTGAACCAGGTGATATGGAGCTGATACCACCAGGTTGCCTACGATTCATCATTTGACCATATTGTGCTGCAAGACTTCCTCCCTTCGCACTTGGCGGTCTAGATAAATCAAATGCCATTACTTTTTATCTACCTCTTTTAGGAT